AATCTTGGTGTTCAACAGGCTTGTGCCGAACTCAAAAGAGAAATGATTAGGGTTAATATTACAATCGAAACTGATGAGGACGATCTCATTGGTGGTTTCAGATTACAAGACGGTGAAACTGTCTGGCATGACGGTCCTGTTGTTAACGCAATGAAAAAAGGTGCCGTATTATTGTTAGACGAAATTGACCTTGCCTCTAATAAGATTATGTGTTTACAACCAATCTTAGAAGGTAACGGTATCTTTCTTAAAAAGATAGGTCAGTTTGTTGAACCTAAAGACGGGTTTCAAATTTTTGCAACCGCAAATACTAAGGGTAAAGGTTCTGATGACGGTAGGTTCATTGGTACTAATATTCTTAATGAGGCATTCCTAGAGAGATTTCCTGTAACTTTTGAACAGGCATATCCTTCTGCTAAGATTGAAACAAAAATCTTAGATAATGTTATGAATCATTATGGTCTTAAAGATAATCAGTTTACTTCTAATTTAGTTAAGTGGGCAGAGGTTATTCGTAAGACTTTCTTTGATGGTGGTATTGATGAGATCATCGCCACTAGACGATTGGTTCATATCGTAAACGCTTATGCCATCTTTAAGAACAAACTTAAAGCGGTTGAGGTTTGTATCAATAGATTTGACAATGATACAAAAAACAGTTTCCTTGACTTATACACCAAGGTTGACAGTGGTGTCAGCATTGAAGAATTAAATCAAGGATCCAATGATAGTGAGGAATTGGTTGATGACCAATAAACCTATCGTTCATAATGTAGACCTCGTGGGTGGGCAGAAATGCCCACCTTCAACAAAGGGGGTGAGGTAATGGCATTAGAAGTAAAAGTTAGAAACAATAATGTTGAAAAAGCCATGAGACAACTAAAGAAAAAAGTTATGAAAGATGGCTTATTAAAAGAATTAAAACGAAGACAATTTTATGAAAAGCCTTCGTTAAAGAGACAACGCAAATTGAAAGAATCAATGAAGCGTGTAAACAAATTAAGACGCCTACAAGAGCGACTTGATGACAACTAAACATAAAGAAAGGACCTTATATTATGGGTAGAAAAACTCTTGCTAATAGCACGAAGTTTCTTAACGCTTTGTTAAGAGGCCAGTCTGTGACTTGGAAAGAAGCACAGACTAAATTTAACCTCTCTAAACCTAGAGCGGTTGTTGATAAAATCCGTGAGGAAGGCCATTGTGTCTATATCAACAAAAACAAATCAGGTACTTATTACAGAATAGGTACTCCATCTAAAGCAATTATTGCCGCAGGCTTTGCTGCTTTAGAACCATCAGTTTATGCATAAGCATAAATAGTCATAGAGGCGGTTCGTAAGACCTCTGTGAGTGTTGCCTCTCGTAAAGACAACACATTTCGGGTTTGGTAGTTTTCCCCTGGATATTGAATCCTAGAAAAAACTACCACTTGAAATTTTATGATTAATGATTATATAAATAATAGTGAGACGCCACTTGGGTCTCATTTTTAACATTAAGTTAACTTGCTAACAAGGAGGAAACTATGACAAGAAACTTATCTATTTGGAACGATCTTAGACCATTTACAATAGGGTTTGATGATTTGTTCTCACAGTTTGATCATTATGTAGATAATAGATCAAATTCATTCCCACCATACAATATCGTGAAAGGTAAAGACGATCTCAATTGGACAATTGAAATGGCGCTTGCCGGTTATAATAAAAATGATATTGAGGTGAAATATGCTGACAATACTATCACAATAAAATCAACTCACAAAGATGAGGAAGATAAAGATACAATTCATAGAGGTATTGCTAAAAGACATTTTACTAGATCATTCACAACTGCTGATGATGTCGAAGTAAGAGGTGCTGAAATGAAAGATGGTATGTTATCTATTGCATTGGAAAAAATAGTCCCAGAGGCTAAGAAACCAAGAACAATTGATATTGCATAATAAAAATAGATAGGGGCGGTGAGATTATCTCCGCCCTTGACTTTGACTTGAAACCTGATATAATGGATTATAATGATAGATTACAAATTTAAAGAAAACGAAATTATTTTAGATATAAAAGATTACATAGACGAAACCTATTCGTCTCATTACGCACAATCACAAAAACAAGCTACTGAAATCATCATTGACCAGGGACATGGTGAAGGTTTCTGTATGGGTAATATTTTAAAATATGCTCAAAGGTATGGCAAAAAAGATGGCAAGAATAAGAGAGACCTTATGAAAGTTATTCATTATGCTATAATACAATTGTCCCAAGACCACTATCAAGAACCACCACTTGGTTCTGTGATGAGTGAAAAATATCGAAATAACTAACCAGGAGAATATATAATGAAACTAAGTGATAATACAAAAGAAGTATTGAAAAACTTTTCTGAAATTAATCCTAATTTAAAGATTACACCAGGAAAAGAAATCAAGACTATCTCAACTATGAAAAATATACTGGCAACTGCTAGTGTCGAAGAAGAATTTCCACAAGACATTGCTATCTATGACCTATCTGAATTTTTAGGTATGTTGTCTTTATTTAATAAACCTGTATTTGAATTTGATGAAAAATACATGAATATCAATGAAGAAGGTACATCCACAAAATCAAAATATTATTTTGCTGATGAATCTATACTTACAACACCACAAAAAGATGTTAAAATGCCTGAAACAGAGGTAGAATTTACATTGACACAAACAGACTTAACAAACATTAAGAAGGCTGCGTCTATGTTACAACTACCAGACATTGCCGTTAAATCTGTTGGTAGTGATATCATAATGTCAGCGGTTGATAAGAAAAATGATACAGCAAATACCTATGATGTAAAAGTAGGTGAAACAAATAAAAAGTTTGAATTTCATTTTAAAACAGAACATTTTAAAATGCTACCTGGCGATTATACTGTTGCTATATCTTCAAAGTTAATATCTAACTTTAAAAATAAAAACAAATCAGTACAATATTGGATTGCCCTAGAAAATACTTCTAAGTATGAGGGGTAATCTATGGAAAATTTATTATGGGTAGAGGCTTATAGACCCTCTACAATTGATGAGTGTATCTTACCTGTTGAAATAAAGAAGACCTTTAAATCTATCCTTAAACAAGGTGAGATACCAAACCTATTATTATCTGGTACCGCTGGTACTGGTAAAACCACAGTAGCAAAAGCATTATGTAACGAACTTGGTTGTGACGTTATGATGATTAATGGTTCTGACGAAGGTCGATCCATTGATGTCGTAAGAAACCAAATCAAAAACTTTGCCTCAACTGTATCTCTACATGAGAGTGATAAACCCAAAGTGGTTATTGTTGATGAGGCAGATTATATGAATGCTGAGAGTGTTCAACCTGCTCTAAGAAACTTTATCGAAACATTTAGTAATAATTGTAGATTTATTTTTACATGTAATTATAAAAATAAAATTATACCTGCAATTCATTCTAGGTGTACAGTAATCAACTTTTCTATTCAGAAAAAAGATAAAGAGAAACTAGCAGGTTTATTTCACAAACGATTATCCACAATACTAGAACAAGAGAATATTGATTTTGATCCTAAGGTAGTGGCAGAACTTATCATTAAGTTTTATCCAGACTTTAGAAGAACGATTAATGAACTACAAAGATATTCTGTATCAGGTAAAATAGATACAGGTATACTTGTTAATATTGCTGAAGCAAATATCAAGTCTTTGAACAAGGCACTAAAAAATAGACACTTTGGTGATATGAGAAAATGGGTTGTAGATAATATTGATCAAGACCCTGCTGGTTTATATAAAGACCTATATCAAAACTTCTATACAGAATTACAACCACAAACTATTCCTGCGATGGTTATCCTTCTAGCAGAGTATCAATATAAGAATGCTTTTGTGGCTGATCCAGAACTTAATATGGTTGCGTGTCTTACTGAAATCATGTCTGAATGTAAATTCAAATGAGTGATTACAGCCTAACAAAGTATCTCACGGCTATCAATTACAGTAAAGAAAAATTACTTGATACTGATGATAGAGAGTGGGAAAGAAAATATCCACCTTTTATAATCAATAAAGGTTTATCATATTTTTCAGATACAGTAATGTATGCTAATGAAATGAATAGATTACACCATGCGTCAAAACATATGCAATTCTCATTTTTTCTAAATAGTATAAAGTCTAGAAAAAGATTTAGTAAATGGTTAAAATCTTCGAAAATGAAAGACCTAGATGTAGTAAAACAACATTTTGGTTACTCAAACAAGAAGGCACAAGAGGCTATATCTTTACTGACAAAAGAAAAAATTGATTATATAAAAGAGAGATTATATAAAGGTGGGAAAAAATGAGTGAAGTTATAGAATGGAAACCAGACAGTATGCTCGAAGTGAAAATCAAAGAGCCAGATGATTTCCTTAAAATTAGAGAAACGCTAACCAGAATAGGTGTAGCAAGTAGAAAAGAAAGAAAGATATATCAATCTTGTCATATATTACATAAACAAGGTAGATATTTTATTGTACACTTTAAAGAACTATTTGCCCTTGATGGTAAAACAGCAAATATTTTTGTTAACGACATTGAAAGAAGAAATACAATTGCACAACTTTTGTGTGATTGGGGTTTAGTAGAATTAGTTAGTGATATACAAGTGTCAAGTAAAGCACCATTATCACAAATAAAAGTGTTACCATTTAAAGAAAAAAATGAGTGGACATTAGAACCAAAATATAATATTGGAAAGAAAGGAAACGAGGATGGCGACCAGAAAGATAATGTATGACGCTTTAGTGGCACACGCCCAAGGTCATATAGAAAAACATAAAGCAAATGTTGAAATTTACTTTAATCAATCTGTTGGTATTGGTGAGCATAGTGATATTATCGAAAGCATAGAAAAAGAATTAAACATCATAGCACAATACCATGATCAACTAGAAGTGCTAGAAAAATATTTTAAAGATACTACAATATAACATTGACTTTATTGTCAAAACCTGATATAATTATATTATGAATTTTTACACCAATGTGTCGCCTTACGGCGATGAATTACTTGTTAGATATTTCGACAATGGTAAAAGGTGCGAGGATCGTGTACCATATGTTCCTCGTCTCTATGTGCCTACAAAAGGTAAAGGTCGATACAAATCCTTAACAGGTATTGGTTTAGATTCAGTATCTTATAAATCAATCAAAGACGCTAGACAAGCAATCAAACGATACGAAAATCACCCAAACTTTATTCACGGCACAGATAGATTTCAATATCAATACATGGCAGACTACTGGCCAGGTAATGTAGAGTATGATAAAGATAAACTTCGTATTTACACTATTGATATTGAGGTTGAAAGTGAATATGGTTTTCCTAATGTAAGTGATTGTGCAGAAAAGATGATCTGTATTACCGTCAAAGATCAAGTTAAAAAACAAATATTAGTTTGGGGTATGGCAGACTATCATGTAAAACAAGATAATGTTCATTATGTAAAATGTGAAAACGAAAAAGAATTACTTAAACAATTTCTTAAATTTTGGCAATCATATACACCAGATGTTCTTACTGGTTGGAATAGTAAATATTTTGATATACCTTATTTGGTAAAACGAATTGGTAAGATATTAGGTGAGGGTGCCATGAGACGCATGTCGCCTTGGAATATAATACAAGAAGATGAAACTTATGAGCAAGGTAAAACACAAACTTATTTTAGATTATTAGGTATTGCTCAACTTGACTATTTACAACTTTATAGAAAATTTACAATCAAGAATCAAGAAAGTTATAGACTAGATCATATTGGTAAAGTAGAACTTGGTGAACAAAAAGACGATAACCCTTATGATACTTTTAAAGAGTGGTACCAACAAGATATACAATCGTTTATTGATTATAATATACAAGACGTTGAACTGGTTGACAAACTAGAAGACAGACTACAACTTATTGAACTAGCACTAACTATGGCATATAATGCCAAAGCAAATTATGAAGATGTATTCTCACAAGTTAGAATGTGGGATACAATTATTTTTAATGAATTATTAAAAGATAATATTATTGTACCAATGCGTGATATGAATCCTACATCACCAGAACTTGTAGGTGCGTATGTAAAAGATCCTAAGGTAGGTTTCCATGATTGGGTTGTATCTTTCGATTTAAATTCACTATATCCTCATCTTATCATGCAATATAATATTTCACCTGAAACAATTTTACCAGATAAAAAGAATGTAGATATAACTGATCTATTAGATAAAAAAGTAGATATGTCTGATGGCAAC